ACTCATTTGATTTCAACCTCCTGTGCGAGTTCCTGTGCCAGCTTGGACAAGCGCTCTTCAGCCTTTGGACGGAACTCGTCAAGCGAGTCGCGCATGAAACGTTTCTCGCTGATGTTCATATGCATGGGGTGCGCGCGTACCATCACAGCACGCGCCGGGATGGGCTTGCCGAACGCTTGCTTGATTTGACGGACGTGCGCCTTGACCGTGACCGGGCTGCTGAACCCGAACTCATGTGGACGCGCGTACTTCACGTTCGTACCAACCGTGGTGAGGATGACGTTACCGTTATCCTCGGTCTCCGGATGGATGCTTGCAACGAGTCGGCCGCTGCGCTGGTGCAAGCGCTGCCCTGCCAACTTGGTTCGCTGAATGTGGTTGGTGAGCATCTCACCCAACAGCACCATCGTACGCTTCACGCGTGCACGTGCATCGACGGCAACACGTCCCATGGAGGCAACGAGTTTTTCTTGACCATCAACACGGACGGTGATTTTGTTCATGGGATCATCGACACCCTGTACTGACTCAGCACGAGCTTGGCGTGCGGTGTAAGGTCGTTCTGGTTGTAGCTGATGGACTCTTGACCAATGGACTTGGACGCAACACCCATGCGCAGTCGGCGCTGATACTTCTCAGCAACAATCTCAACGACCGCTTGCTTGATGTCGTACGGGACACTGGCGTACCCGGCGGAGTACGTGATGTCCACATTGAGTATGTCGCGGTCGAATACGTAGCCGCGCAAGTAGATGCCGAAACGGTCGAACGTGTAGCCGTTGACACCGTAACCGGTGGAGCGCGGTAGCACTCGGCCATTGACTGTAACGGACGCCACGTCAGTGATCGGTCGGTTGCGTGTGACGAGGGTACGCGTGCCAGTCCCATCTACCGTTTCGGAGTAGGTGGCAATCGCGAATCCTGGAATGTTGAGGTACGACAACACAAACGCACTCGCCGCATCACACAGGGAGGTCAGCAATGCATCATCCTGATTCGCTGCGAGCGAAAGGAACGAGCGGACGTCTGTGGGGGCGGCGAGTGCGGTCATGATCTTGCTCCTGGATTACTGCGGCTTCTTGGTGCTGAACCCGTGGGTGCGCGCCTCTTCGACGTGCTCGGGCATGATGTACACCATGCCGTCAACGACCTCGTACGACTCGTTGTCGACCGTGATGCCGCTGATGTCTTCGGGGCCGTACATGGTCACGAAACCATCCGGTGCATTGTCCTGCTCGGTTTCGTTGCCGTCGACCGTCTGTGCCTTCTTTGCCATTGTTGCTCTCCGGGGATGGGTTGGGGCTTGGCTGTTGCGGTGTACCCGTGTGCGCGTGTGCGTGCGCCTGCGGGCCGTGGGGCAGGGGGGCCGGTAGGGTAGTACCGGCCCCCGTTGCCTGCGGGGCTTGTGGCCCCGCTGCACGCGTTACGGCGAGCGTGCGATGTTGCGGATGACGGCCATCGCGGGCGGGAAGTAGTGCTGAAGCACCTCGTCCGCGTACACGCCGTACTCCCACATGCGAGTCCGGAGCGGCCAATCGATCTGGTAGTACTCCTGACGCGTGCGGATCTGGCGCACGTTCGACACGTTGGACATCTGGTACGGCAGTGCAGCCGTGTCGAAAAACACCATGCCGTCGGGCATGTTCGGGTGGATGGCAATCGGGATGTCCTTGACGCCGGACATGCTGAACGAGTTGAGGTAGCTCGTCACGAACGCCGAGCCCGCAATCATTCCCTGCGACACGTCGAGGTTGAAGCGCAGCGAGTTCGTGGTGGTGCTGGTGAGCACCGCCTTCGTGACGTCCTTCGCGGCGTTGGCACCCATCCAGATCTTCGTGGGCGACAGGCGGTAGTTATCCCACAGGTAGGACAGCACCTTGTCGAACTCGATGATACCGCCCTTGTTGTCGGGCGTCAGCGGGGTGCCGGTACCGGCCACGGTCGGCTGCGTCAGGACGTAGGAACCGAAGTTGGAGTTCATGGCCATGGACAGCAGACCATCGAACACCAGCCCGTTCTTCGACCAGTCAGCAGTGAACACGCTGGCGTTCTGCGTGCCCGCAGCGGGAGCCGTGATGACCACGGTGTTGAGCGTGGTGATGGCACCGAGCACCTCGGAACCGGCCACACCCCAGAACCACGCGTACGACACCGCGCCCATCGTACCGGCGACGGTGGCAGTGACGGTCGAGGTCGCGCCGGTGGTGACCTGCGAACCTGCGGCCGACTTCGCGCCGGTGCCCTTGTTGATGAACTGCACGGAGCCATCGGCCATCGTTTCGTTCTGCGACACCGGCAAGCCACCGGCGACCGACGCGGCGAGATGCGCCTCGAGGGTCAACGGGATGCAGATGACCGACAGGGTCATTGCAGGCAGCGTGCCGCCCGTGGTCGACGTCGAGCAGGTCGGAGTACCCGGCTGCGTGAGCGCGATACCGGACGAGCCGTTGCCACCAAGGATCAGCTTCTCTTCGCCGATCATCAGGGACTGCAACAGGCCCAAGCCTGCGCGCGCCTTGACATCGTCGAAGCCCTTGGCGGCGTAGTCCGCTTCGAACTGCACGTTGTCTTCCAGACCAATACCCTTGTATGCGGCATTGTAGTCGGCCGTCTGCGTCTGGATGACCTTGCCACGCTGGCCAGCCACGACACCGATACCGGCGTTCTGGGTGTTGATCTTCAGCACGGCTTTCCAGTTGGCCTGGATGCCGGTGCCGCCGCCGACGCGGGGGATTTCGTTGCGGAGGGGAGTCAGCACCGGGTACAACGTCTTGGCCGGAGCCTCGAGGTCGTATGCGGTCAGACCGGTGGTTGCGACGGCGCTCTGCGTGAAGCTCTTGGCGAGGATGTCGGGCGAAGCCGTACCCTGCGCCTTATGCATCTGCTCGAGCGTCTCCTGCGACAGTTGGTTGGTATTCATGTGCATTTCCTTGTGGAGTGTTGTGGAGTCGCGTGGTACTGGCAGAAGCGTCGCCGCTTATCCGCCGTTCTGGTTGGGACGCGACGGCAGGCCGATTTGCATCGGGCGGGCTTGTGCCATCTTCATGAGCGCAAGCGGGTCCCTCACTTCTTCGGCGTTGCCGCTACCGGAATCGGCGGACTTGTTGAGCCCGTCTTCTTCCTTGCCAACGACGACGGACTTGACGCCCTTCGCCGCCGCCGGTTCGCCCTTGACCTTTTCCAGCTCGGACTTCACGTCGTCGCGTTCTTTGGTCAAGTCGGTGACCGACTTTTTCAGCGCTTCACCCTCGGTGGTGAGTGCACTGATCTTCTCCATGGCCGCTTCGCTGGTCTCACAACCGAGCGCCTTGACCATGTTGTCCACAGTGGTGGACATGGTGGAGTTCACGGCGAGCGCCTTGGCCAACGGTTCGGCCGATTCCTCGTCGTATTTCTTTTTGATGCCCTTCAGCCGGTCCTTGGCTGCGGCGATGTCCTCGTTGACCATCTTGGCCAGCGCATCGTACAGCAGGCCAGCGGCCTTCTTCACGTCGTCGGTGAACGCGCGCGGGGTGCCGTCGATGTTGCAGCCGTAACCGGTTGCGATGTACTCGGCCTGCGACGCAGCGGATGCCAGCTCGCTGATCGACCACGAACCCTTGGCAAGTTCTTCCGCGTCGTCCGGTTCGCCAACCACGCCACTGAGCGCCTTCTGCAAGCGCTTGACCAGCACCGGCAACTCGTCGGCGGTGGTGGTTGCGTCCTGCATCTTGTGCATCAGACCGTTGACGGTATCGCCGAACTTCACTTCGGACTGCATGCCATCGGCCTTGACCATCATGAAGCATGCGTCCGGGTTGCAGCCGACGTCGACGAGCGACACTTCGGCGGGCATCGCGGTATAGCGCTTCAACGACTTGTTGACAGCATCGGCCCACTTCTTCACGTAGGAGCCGCCGATGCTGAAGCCGGTGTACACACCCTTCAGGCACTTCTGCCACTCGTTGTCGTCCACCACGTCGGCGACGACCGAAATCGTCTTCGCCATGTCGTCGAAAATGATTTCGGCGATGGTGCCTGCGGCGACGTTGCCGTGCATGGCGCGAAGGTTGCCGACGGACTTTCCGCCGCTGGCCTTCGCCACATTGCCCGACCACGCTTCGAAGTTGGCCTTCGAAGAATCGTAGTCGAACACTTCGTTGGCTGCGTCGGGAGACTCGGAAGCGATGATGCCAGTCACCTGACGCTTCGCTTCGTCAACCTTCGCAAGCTGCGCGAACAGTTGGATCTGGCTCATGTTATTGTTCCTCATCTTCATTGATCACCGACAGTACTACGCACTCACAGTTGGGATGCGCCGGTGAGGTGTCATCCCCGCTGTCGAACGAGTCGTCAAGAGCAATGGCTCCCTGTTGCTCGTTCGCTTCACAGATGTCGCAGTCAGCATCGTTCGCGCTGCGCACCCATTCCTTTTGCAAGTTCAGTCCGCTCGCGCGCCAACCTGCGATTGCTCCTTCCGAATCCGCGGACTTCGTTTCCGTCCGTGCAATCGTCTCAGCGCGCGACTTGCTGAAAGCATAGTTGTCTCGCAGCTCATTCGCAAGCTGTTGGTTTGACCAGCCTTCCGACTCCGCCTGCACAACAGTCGAGCGAAGCATATCGCGAGTGCTCTCCGTGATGTTCTTCACGAGATCTGCGGCGTAACCTTCTGCCCACTTCTCAGCACGGCTGTTCGCAAGGTCAAGCGCATCCTTGCCGTTGACCTTCAACGACTTCAGCGCCTGCACCGCAGCACTCGTCGACACAATCTCCAAAGAGCTCATGAGTTCTTCTTCGATGTCGTCAAAGCTGATGTTGAACTTGGCCAGCAGATTCTTCACGCGCGACGGCTGGTCGCTCTTCGCCTTGGTGAGAATCTTCTGTACGGAATCTCCGAGCTGCATCACCTGCTCGGCAATGGACTCGCCCTGTGCAGCAAGCGCCTTCTTCAGCGTCTCCGTCAGCTTCTTACGCTGCGCATTGAACGCCTTGGACGTGCCGTGCGTGTGCGGCGTGCCCTTGGCCAGCTTTTCCACAATGGCGTCCTTGCCCTTGGGCTTGGCCTTGGGGTCGCTCGGGGGCGGGGCGGTGTTGGACGCCTTGCTCTGCTTAGCGTCACCTGCGTCAGCCTTATCGGTCTGCGTTGCCCCGACCCCCGGAGCGATTGGTTTGCCGTCCGGGCCGACCAGTCCAACAGGCGGAGGCGGTGTCGGCTTTTCGAAGTTGGCCAAACCATTCAACATGGTGTCGACCAGTTCTGTACGGATAGCAGGGAACGCAGCGGCAATCATTGCGCGCGCGGTTTCCGGAGGCAAGTTCTTGGAAGCCACCTCGTCGATGATGGCGAGCAGACTTGTGATCTGCGTGCCGTTCATTGCGGTGTCCTGTACCGTCGTTGTGTCGCCCGTGCCCGGAGGCATGGTGCCCTCAACAGGCGGCAACGGTTGTCCGTCAGGGCCAAGCTGCTGTGGTTCTGCAGCCGTACCATCTGTGGACACAGGATCAGGAGCGCCACCCGCCGCCGCCACAGCATCCGACGTCCCGTTCGCCGGAGGCTGACTCCCCTCGCCGGAACCCGTGGATGGGAGTGCGGGCAGCGCTCCTGAAGTATGGCCGACCTTTGTAACAGGGTCGAGGCCGATGTCCTTGCGCACCTCGTCGACGTTCAACACACCCTTGTCCAAGTAGATGCCATGGATTTCGGCTTGTGCCTTGGGGTCAAGCTCTTCGCCCTTGTCCCATTCGAACACGAGGTCGTCGTAACCGAAGAAACGTTCGATCACGTCGTCAATAAGGTTCTTGACCCACAGTTGCAACGGGGCCAAGCCTTCCAGTTCTGCCGTCTCAGCTGCACTTTCCGCAGTCGCACGGTTCATCATTTGCACCAGCGCTTGCGGCGACACGCTGAAGGCATACGCGACGATGCGTGCAAGCCACTCGTCGAACATGTCCTTCAGCACGGGCTCACGCGTGAACTTCAAGTCCACGCCACCCGGCACGAAACGCAAATGGCGTTTCACGTCCATCTGTCCGATGTACTGATCCCAGATGGTTTGCATTTCCTTCACCGTCTCCGGCCCCCACTCGGGCGGACAGGCGGCAATGGCCTCGGGCACGTTGCCTTCGGTGTAGTACTGAAGTTGCGACACCTGTCGGCGCATCGCAATGTTCACCGTCATGACAATCTGCTCAACGGGGCTGAACCCGTATTGCTTCCATGAGCGGAGGTTGCGCGGCTTGTAGATAAGCTCATCGAGCGTGTAGTGCGACGCGGGCATGCCCTTCAGGATCTGCACATACGCCGGGTCGGGAGCGAGCGGGGTGCGCCCGTCACTGCTAATGATTTTCTTGATGGTTGCGCCGTCGATGATTTCCAGCGCGAACAAGCCGCCGCCTTTCGTCTTGCGCGGGTACACCGTTGGCGCGTCAATCACCAACAGGTCTTCCACAAGCATTCGCAGCCAATCGTCCCACGTCAGCACGCCGTCCGGCTTGCGGAAAAACTTTTCAATTTCCTTGACGCGTGCATCCTCGGACTTGATTTTGTCGTCCGGGTTGCGACCAACAATGTTCCATGTCAGGCCGACCAACTGATCCTTGCGCGTTTCGATGATGCAGCGCAACAGGTCGTAATTGTCTGCGAGTGAACGCAACTGTTCGAAGCTGGTGCCGCGCTCTTCTGCGCGCGGTGCACCAACTAGGTTGAAGTTGATTGGGAAGTCGTATTGGCGACCCTGCGTCTGTTGCGCGACGGGTGTCAGCGGAGGCGAGGGGTCGAAGAAACCTGTCTGCTCGCCCGAAGGCTGCACGGTGTCACGACGGCCTGAGAATAGCGAAGCGAAAGTTTGGGCAGCACGGGCAATCATACCCGGTTCGAAAGACTTCTTGTTGCCCTCTTCCGCCATCCTCAGTTCCCCTGTTGCTTGCGGCGCTCAAGCTCCTCAAGCTCTTGTTTGTAGTAATCCAGCACGCCTCGGTTCTGCACGCGGTTCTTGAACCAATTAACTGCCTGCGTAAACGCGTCCGTTTCATCGTCATGTGGTACGTTCGGAAACGACGACACTTCACTCAGAAACGTTTCGATGTCAGGGTCAATTGACGGATCAGGAAGCCACACGTTCCCCGCTTCTTGCGTCGGCTGTACTGCAAACGCACGGGCAACTTTACCACCCTCGGGCTCCACTGCAATAACCCCTGCAACATCTTTCTTAATTGTTTCGATGACAGCGGAGCCGTTCGCTTTGTCCTCGATAAGTACCGCATTGGCCTTGGGAAACTGCGCTTTTGTAGCGCGCACTGCCTGCACGGTGGCACCGAAACCCATGCGTTCGCGTGTCCTCTTAATGAGGTAATACTCCGCAGCCTTGCGGCCCCAAACCTGCAACGCAACGTAATCAGACGTCTTTGTATCCTTAAACGTGCAGTCAACAG